TCTAGGTTTAGTTGGTATATTCAAGGTACAACTAGAGCGTTCTACGATTCATATCTATATGATTCATTAGCCTTTGGTAGAGATGAGACTTATACTACCACTAATTTATATGGTAGTGGTTCAAACAACTGCTTACAATTTGGTTCTCAAAGAGTTTGGTCTGTTACTGCTCGTTCTGTAACTAACTGTACTTACCAATTAATTGATTGGATGCTTAGTTGGGATACTATTACGTCTCGCACTGATAGAAATCTAGAAAACCAAGGACCATTAGATAATACTAAAGGTAAAAGGCACCCAGGAAGTAGTAAATCTGGTCAAAAGGGTAAAAGACCAAGAAAGAGAGGTAAATAATTATGACTGAAACTTTAGATTCGACTATTGACGGTTTTGATGTGTGGAATGCGAACCCTAAGAGTTACTCTTTCTTAAAAGATCTCGACCTAGATCAAGATGTAATTAGAAGGCTTTCCATTCACCTCGACTCTATAAAGGCTGGTAATAGTGAAGTTTATACTTCGCCTCTTTGTAAAGAGGTTTCTCCAACTGCTATTCTTGAGTCATTTGATAGGTTGTTTGACTCAAACCTTAAGAGAATGAACTCGACATTAGTTGATCTAGAGATCTCTAATCGATCTAAGTTCGGTCCAAGGTCTATTGCTCTTCCCTGGAAAGATCGAAAAGAGTCAATTGCTAAATATTTTGAAGGAAGACCTAGCAATTATCCGTACATCGCCAATCCATCATATGATGAAGCAGACATTAGTCATAGTCTGAGACCTATTCCGTTAGAAAAGGCAGTTAGTCTATTAAAGAATAGCACTAATTCCGGACTACCTTTCTACACTCGTAAGAGTAAAGTTAAGGATAGGTTAATCTCCAACTTCGTAGAGTTAAGTGAAAGAGAAGATCCTTGCATTCTATTTACTAGAACACAAGAATCTAATAAAACAAGGAACGTATGGGGTTACCCAATTGTAGACACTTTAATGGAGATGTGTTATTACGCCCCTATACTCGAGTATCAGAAGAAGTTATCTTGGCGAGCCGCTTTACGCGGGCCTGAAGAGGTGGACAGAGAAGTAACCCGTATTATGGACTCATCTAAACTCCGGGGAAACTCACTAATCTCTATTGACTTCTCATCTTCCGAC